CGGCAAGATCAAGGTTGAAGGCAAGTCGGAGATGAAAAAGCGCGGCATGCGCAGTCCCGATCTCGCAGATAGCTTGTGTCTCACATTTGCCGGACAAGCCGCTGTTGTCGGCGGCCGGGCATTGAAATGGATACCCGGCCAGCCCTTACAGCGCCGCGTTTCAATTTGTTAGGAAACTGAATGGCACGTCGCAGACGTAACCGCCAGCAGCCTGAAATGGTTGTGGCGGAAGAAACAGTTATGGCTGTTGAGCCGGAAGCGACGGAAGAATACGGGGAAGAAGCGTCTGACGACGTGAAGGTTGCCACCCCGCTAAGCGAAGAAGAATTTGCCGGCCGCGTCCGCATGGCGATCGCGTCTGCTGAGCGGTTTGTCGACGATCATATCACCCCGGCGCGCGTTGAAGCTGCGAAGTTTTACCGCGGCTCGCAATTCGGTGACGAAGAAGAAGGCCGGTCTCAGGTTGTCCTGTCGGAAGTCAGGGATACCATTCAGGCGATGATGCCTAGCCTGATGCGGATATTCACGTCGGGCCAGAAGATCGTTGAATACATGCCACGCACGGCGGAAGACGTGGCTGTTGCTGAGCAGGCGTCGGACGCGGTGAATTTTATCTTCAATGAGATGAACCCGGGTTTTCAGATCCTGCATTCGGCTTTCAAGGACGCCCTGCTTAAACGCGCCGGCATTGTGACGTGGTGGGCGGAAAGCGAAGATCGGGTCGTTGAAAAGCACTTCTCAGGCATGACTGAGGATGAAGTGCTTCTGTTTCGCCAGAATAACCCGGACGCTGAATTCACCTATATCTACCCGGATGCCCCTGCCAGTCCGCTGGAGCCTGTCACCTATCGCTTCTGCGTGAAGGTTGTCGATCGACAGGTAAAATACCGCGTCCGCACCCTTCCGCCCGAATGCTTCATTATCGACAAGCGCGCCCGTGACACCGATCGCATGTTTGATGTCATTGGCTACCGCGATCTGGTGCCGATCACCGATCTTGTCGAAATGGGCTTCGACGAAGACGAGATCCGCGAGCATGGCGCCCCCGGCGACGACGACCTATGGGTCGCCGAAATGGAAGAACAGGAGCGCAACCCCGGCTATCTGACGCCGTATGACGATGAGGAGCCAACGCTTCAGCGGGTGAAGTATCTCAAAGTCTACATGCGCGTTGATAAGGACGGTGACGGCATTGCGGAACTGCGCTGCATTCATGCAGTCGGGGATACCTGTTACATCCTGAAAGACGAAGTCGTCGATCACGCGCCGTTTGCGCTGTTTTGCCCTGATCCTGAGCCGCACACGGTTTTCGGCCATTCGATCGCCGACGTGACGATGGATCTCCAGCGGATCAAGTCGCACGTCATGCGCGCGACTTTGGATAGCTTGGCCCAGTCGATCTTCCCGCGGACGGTTATCGTCGAAGGTCAGGTCAATATTGATGACGTCCTGAACAAGGAAGTCGGCGCGGTGATCAGGGCCAGACAGCCCGGCGCCGTGCAGGATCTGGCGACGCCATTTGTTGGCCAGTCGGCCATGCCGATCCTAGACTATCTGGATCAGATCAAAGCGCAGCGGACGGGTATCACGCCCACCAGTCAGGGGCTGGATGCCGACGTGCTTCAGTCAACCACCCGGGCGGCTGTGAATGCGCAAATTTCCGCGTCTCAGGATCGCATTGAACTGATCGCCCGCACCTTTGCCGAAACCGGCATGCGGCAGCTATTCAGCGGGCTTCTGCGGCTCATTACGCGCCATCAGGACAAGCCCCTTCTGGTCCGCCTGCGTGGCCAGTGGGTGCCGATGGACGTCTCGCAGTGGGACGCGAACATGGACTGCGTCGTATCGGTTGCCCTTGGCCGGGGCGACGACGCGCAGCAAATGGGTTTCCTGACACAGGTTGCGCAGAAGCAGGAGCAGATCCTGCAGACGATGGGTTTAGGCAATCCGCTGGTTAAGCCCAGCCAATATGCGAACACGCTAAGCCAGATCGTCCGCAAGGCCGGCTTCAAGAACCCGGAAAGTTTTTTCTCCCCGATCAGCCCCGAGCAGGACGCACAGATCGCGCAGATGGCGCAGGCTGCGCAGGGACAGGCCAAAGATCCCAACCAGCTTCTGGCGGAAGTTGAGCTTGCCAAGGCGCAGGCTGAGACATTCGCCCGCCTTCAGTCGCAGGCGCTTGATCGCGCCAAGTTGCAGTTGGATGCGGATCTGAAGCGCGACGAAATGGAAGCCAATGTGATCCTGAAGGCTGCTGAGATCGCGGCCAAGGGCGGCCAGCCGGTTGACTGGGCAGCCATCATTCAGATGACGCAGCGGCCCCGGACTGACATTCAACAGCTCGCGCAGGCGCTGATTGATCAGGAAAAGCTCGCATCCGCACAGGTTCTTTCGCAAATCGGCATGCAGTCGGCGCCGGCTCCGCAGGCCCCGCAACAACCGCCTGCCCCGCAGCAAATGCCGGCCCCTGTCGGAAGGGCTTAGCGACACATGACAGACGACGACATCATCCGCATCGGCTACGCCGCGGAACAGATACTTGCGTCGGAAGCATTCACGATTGCGATGGAAGACATCGAACGGTTCAACATCGAATGCTGGGCCGACGGGAAATTCAAGACGTCACAGGAACGGGAAGAAGCATACGCCCTTGTCCGTGGCGCACGCACGTTTCGGGCAAAGCTGACGGCAATGCTCGATGCGATGAAACTCAGCAAGGCACAAGCTGAAAGGCGCAGTGAGCTGCGTCGGTAGCACGCCTGTTGCTGGGCAACCCCGAGTAACAAATGAATATCGACGATCTGGACGGCCCGACAAGCGAAAGCACCGGGACGCTGGAAGAGGCTGCGTCCGCTTTTGAGGCAATTCTGGCCGGTGAAACCGCCGACAATCCAGAACCGCCGAAGAAGAAAGACGAGCCAGAAGACGAGCCGGAAGCCTTAGAGACGGCCGACGACGAAGGCGACGACGCCGACGAAGACGGTGAGGAAGAAGGTTCAGACGACGAAACGGACGAAAAAGCCGCCGAAGCCAAACCTGATGATGCTGTCATCACCCTCGAAATCGAAGGGCAAGAAGTCAGCTTCACCAAGGAAGAACTGAAGGCCGGCGTTCTCCGCCAAGCCGATTACACGCGTAAGACGCAGGCCCTTGCTGAAGAACGTAAGCAGTTCCAGTCAGTGGTTCAGCAGGCGCAGGAGCAGGAAAAGGTATATTCCCAGCTTCTGCCCGTCATGGTTCAGCGGATGCAGCAATACATGCCGCAGCCGCCCCGGACTGAGCTGATCGACACTGATCCGGTCGCTTACATGAAGCAGAAGGAGCTTTATGAGCGCGAACTGGGGGACTTTCAGGCGGCGCAGGCAGAAATGCAGCGCATGCAGTCGAAAGGACAGGTTGAGCAACAGCAGCAACTGCAAGCCTTTCTGGCACAGAATGCGCAAATGCTCCCTGAGTTAATCCCTGAGTGGAAGGACGCGAAAAACTACGATCGCGATCGTATAAAGCTGCGCGATTACCTGAAAAGCCGGAACTTTTCGGATCAGGAGATCGATCAGGCTTACGACGCGCGGATCGTGGCGCTTGCCTATGACGCAATGCGTTGGCGCGAATTGAAGAATTCGAAGCCAAAGCAGTCTGAGCCACTGGAAAAGGCGCTCAAGCCTTCTGCGCCGGCTGTAAAGCCGACGAACACGCAGACAAAGGTCAGGATCGAAGCGCGCAAACGTCTCGCCAAAACCGGCAGCATCCGCGACGCGGCGGCTGTCTTCGAAAGTCTAATCTAAGGACAGCGAGAAATGGCACAGATTACCAATAACTTCACGACTTACGCGGCCAAGGGAAACCGCGAAGATCTCTCGAATTAATCTGGTTCGAGTAAAACCGCGTGAATTGCTGGAACACCCTTAGAGCTACCGACGCCACAACGCAGCCGGCAACGGCAAGCGTGACGGCCTAAAAAGGCGGTAGATTGGGCAATCAGCAGCCAAGCCGACTAGGAATAGCCGGAAGGTTCAACGACTAGGCAAAGTAGGCCAGAACGGTTGAAATGCCCACGAGCGCGCGGACGCATCGGAAAATGATGCGTATGATGTAGTCTGAGCTGCGATGAAAGTCGCAGAAGCGTGGATAAAGAGCCACGCGATAACACGACTGACTATCTACAACATCGATCCGTTCGACACACCCTTTATGAACAGTGTCGGACGTCGCAACGTCAAGAACCGCATCTTCGATTGGCAGACGGAAAGCCTGCCGAACGTCGACACGGCCAACGCCCGCGAGGAAGGCTTCGAGCTTTCCCGCACGGCTGCGACTGCGACGGTTCGCGCCAGCAATACGACGCAGATCTCGTCGCGTGACGCGACTGTGTCGGGTTCGCAGGAAAGCGCCGACGCGGCCGGGAAAAGAAGCGAAATGGCACACCAAATGGCCCTTGTCGCAAAGGCCATGAAGCGTGACATGGAAAGCATCCTTGTCTCAAATCAGGCCCGCGTCGCCGGCACCGATGCTTCTACCGGCACGGCCCGCAAAACCCGCGCCCTTGAGCATTGGATCACCACCAACGTGGCTGCTGGCGGCACGTCCTATGCGAATGCGGCGTCGGAAACGGCGGCGCTCACGGACGGCTCGACTTCGGTTGCGCTGACTGAGCCGCTGTTCAACGACATCCTTCAGACGGCGTATGAGAATGGCGCTGAGCCGAAGGTCTGCATGGTCCGTCCGATCATCAAGCGGAAAATTTCCAGCTTCACGGGTCGCACGGGCTCGCAGATCGCGGTGTCGAAGGTTGAGGCGGTGAACACCGTCGACATCTATCGCTCCGACTTCGGCGATGTGAAGGTTGTCCCGTCCCGTTGGCTGCGCAAGCGCACGATCAGTTCCAAGGAAGTCTCCGCGGTGTTCTTCCTTGATCCTGAGTATGCGGCGGTTGCGTATTACCGTCCGTTCCAGACGGTCGACATCGCCAAGATCGGCGACGCCGACACGAAAATGATCGTGGCGGAATACGGTTTGGAGATGGCCAACGAAAAGGCCCACGCCAAAATGCCGGACATCGCTTCTTCGTAAGCATCCGCAACATTCTGACAACAGGGGTCGCTTTCGAGCGGCCCTTTTTTTATGGGTGAATGAATGTCGCACAAAGTCATCTATGACAGCACCGGAAGCGTAGTGCGGGTGCTGCATACGGAAGATCCAAACGATCCCTTCGGTGACTTCGCGATCGAAACAGTCGAAGACGTTGAGCCGGCGATCGAAAGCGCGAAGGTTCTGGCCGACAACCACGCTGAGCGCGGCGATCTGAAGCACGTCGCCCGGGTGCCTGTCACAGTTGTTGAGCAGGCGATGCGTGAGGGCTGGTATCACGATCAGGCCGCGTGGCGGAAGTGGTGCAACGATCCCGACAATAAATCGTTCCGCGTCTGGAAGGGCCGGGTATAATGGCTTTAACCAATTACAATGATCTGAAAGCCGCTGTCGCCGACTGGCTGAACAGGGCCGATCTGACAAGCCAGATACCAGACTTCATTACGTTAGCGGAAGCGAAATTCAACCGCGTCCTGCGCACGCGCGACATGATCACGCGTCAGGTTGCGACGACGAACAATGAATTCGTGCCGGTCCCGAATGACTGGCTTGAAACCTATCAACTTGAGCTTCCGCCGCAGGCTTCCAGCGGCATCAAGACGCCCCTGCAGTATATCTCGCCGAATGAGGCCGCGATCTATCAGGCGTCTGAGATGCCCGGCAAGACGCGCTACTACACGATCATCGATGGCCTGTTTGAGCTGGTGCCGAAACCGCCGACAGGCACGACGGTGACGCTCACGGCCGTTTACTACGCCAAGATCCCGGCGCTTTCGACTAGCAATGCGCAGAACTGGCTGCTGGTGAAGGCGCCCGATCTTTATCTGTATCAGTCACTGGCCAATGCGGCCCCGTATCTCAACAACGACGATCGGGTTGCGACGTGGCTCGGGCTTGTCCAGCAGGGCATGGAAGACATGCGCATGGAAAGCGAGCGCGCCATGCGGTCGCAGACGTCACTGGTCGCCCAACGGCGCGGTTTTAACTGAGGATCATCATGTCAAAGTCTAACGCATGGGAAAACGCCCTGCTGCAGTTGTTGTTTAACAACAGCAATGCGGCGAACATCGGCGACGCAACTGGCTTGCGTGGATCGTCTACG